GCTTACTCATTTTAACACCAGTTTCTTCTTCTCTTGTTTCTTGGTCTGTTACATTTTCTAAATCTGTAAACTCTAAAGGCTGTAACGTTTTGAAGTATAAATTAAGTGAAATACTATTATAAGCTAAGATTTGGTCAAAAGCATCTATCAATAAATTCTGAAAAGGTCTGATAACTGTGTTATCCATCAAAATAGAGGCTGTTTTAAGCTCTTCTGCGTTGTTTCCTAGCCCTGTGTTATCCTTGATGCCTAAAAGCATAGGAGAAACGATTCTATGGCTTACTAGGATTTTTCTTGAGCTTTCATCAGATAGGAATTGATATTGATTATGTGCATCAGATAACTGTACTGGCTCTATATTAGCCTGAGCATCTGCATTATCATTAAAGCTAAGGATAAACTTGCCTGCATTAGATGTGCCAGAAAACTTTTCATAGATTTTATTTTCTATTAATCTTCTTTGCTCTTCATTTGGCACTCCGTTATTGAAGTTGATTAACATAGATGGAGCTAGACCATTCATTATGTTGTTTAAGTGATAGTTGCTAATTTCTTCTTCTAGCTCACTATATTGCAAACCTCCTTGATAATCTACAGGCGAGTAGTAATAGAATCCTGCTCTGTAAGGCTTAACTACATATATCTCTATTGATTCTTTGCTATAACCAAAGCAAGGTATTCTTTTTGGCTCATCACTTGTTTTAATATTAGCCCAGTCCTTAAAATAATAATAGGCTTCTATATCTCCTTCTTCATTACATTTTTCTGCTCTTAATGTTTCAATAGGAAAATGCTCTACTTGTGCTATTTTAGTTCTATCCTTAGAATAAATAACTTGCATTGCACAGCTTCCCATCAATTTTAAGTCATATACTAGTTTTCTAACGCAATCTTTTTTAAGCAATGTTATAGCTTGTGCATATTGGTCAGGCTTTCTACTAGAATCAGTAGCATCTAATCCTTTTCCATAAATCATTTCAGACAAACCATTGATAGCAGCGTTATTTGTAGGAGAGCCATTGTATCTATCTATCAAATATTGAAAGTAATTGTTATCCTCTCCATACGACACCCATTCTTTGCCTCTTACTTCTTTTATTTTAGGAGAAGTATATGTGCTGAGGTTTACCAGATGTACCTCAGATTTAGGTGCTGATTTTGGAGCAGTCCTGTAATTATTTACTTTTCTCATATTATTATGTAATCATTATCGTATGTATTCTCTGAAACATACACATTTTTATTTACGCTGTAATATTCATCCTCTGTTTGGTCAAGAGTTTGGTCAGTACAGAATATTTTATCTTTATAAAGGGATAAAGCTGCACCTTGTGATGCTTCCCAATTATCATAGTTCATATCCCAAGTTAAAGTGTTTTGTTCAAATAAATTAGGGTCTACAACAAAATTAAAATCATAGAATCTGCCTTCAATAAGATTAAAACTAGCTGTATATACTAATTCATCGCCATCTTGTACTAAACTAACTGTTTGATTAGTTACAACATTAGTGCTATCATCTCTTAAAAACAATGTTGCACTAGTAACATATTCCCTAGGTACAAATCTTAAAGTCTGAGCAGATGTGCTAGTCGTAAGTATCTTCATACATATATAACGATAAAACTTAATTATTTTGCATAGGAGCAAAAAAAAAGGCTAACATTTCTGCTAGCCTCTTTCTCATCAAAACATCAATTAAGCATCAGGGTCAATCTGAGTACCTGAAGCATCACTTGTAATTACTGTTGAAGTAACAAAGTAAGCTGGAGCTGTTTCCATAGCTTCAAGTGTCAAAGTGAATCCTGAGAGGTCAGCCATTGCTGCCCCGCTGACGATACTACCATTAGTAACCTCCGCTCCGTGCTCAAGTCCTACTAGGAAAAAGTTTCCATTGTAATCCTCAATAGCAACGTGAGGTCTAGCAGCAGCTAGTAATTTAATTTCTTCTTGAGTAGACTTATCTAAATAAGTTAGAGTAAGATTCAAGGTCTGAGTATAAAAGGTAGTACCATTTTCTCTTGAGGAATTGATTGTAGTCTCTAAGCTAGAATTACCTTTGATGTCATACTGATACCAAGTAGGTGTTCCTGCTAAGGCTGTAATCTCTCCTGCGGAAATGGTAGCCGTACCTAGTGTTCCATAATCAGCAAAGTAAACAGTTTTTAATCCGCCTACTGCTGACTTACAAGGTAGCGACCTTCCAGATGTTAGTGCACAAGCCATATTTTTTTAGTATTAAAAAAGGGCAGGCAGGAATTGTCCTAACCCACCCTTTATATTAGACAATTATTTTTTTTGTTATGCTAAAGTCAGCAAACTTAAATCGCTACCAATTCCGTACTGTACACCTGCAGTAAATCTCATCACTACTCTTACGTTTTGAGAACCATCTAAATCAGCCATATCTAACAATTTAACTTCTTGGTGGTCAGATAAAAGACCAGTACCAAAGTAAAGGTTAGATTTTTGACCTGCTACGATGTGGTCTGAAGGCATTCCAGGTGCAAGAATAACTTTAATTCCTTCAAAAGAAAGAGCGTTACCTTGATTGTACCATTGAGAACCTTTAGTATCTGTACCAGAAGCACCAACACCATTTGCTGCATATCCTCCTAAGTGGCGGATGTAAGATTGCCAAGCAGCTCTAGGAACATAAATACCTAAATCTTCTTTGCCATAAACAGCAGTTGGTAAAGCATCTACTACGTTAGAAAGCAAAGTTACGATGTTAGAAGATGAGAAAGCAGTTTCTCCTCCGTTAGCAGCATCATTTACATCAGCATCAGCAGCCATTAAAACTGTTAATCCATCAAATTCTCCAGCAGTACCTGTAACACCACCCCAAATGTTTTGCTCATTTTTTTCAGCTACTAACCCAGCAACGTGTGCAATTAAGAAATCACTAAATGCAGGAGGTAGGTTGTCAAATGCAGAATATCCCATTTGTACAGCTTCCCAATCTGAGTGAAAATCTTTCTTACAAAGCTCTAAGTTTACTTGGAATTCTTCTGGCTGAAGGATTCTTTCAGTTAGAGTGATTGTAGCTGTGTCAGTAAAGTCACAAGTAGCATCTTTGATAACGTTTGAATCAGTAGCTACTTTTTTAATAACCTCTTTGTATTTTACATTAGGTTTAATTTCGATATTACCTTGCTCTAATGTTGGAGAAGATAATAGTGCAGCAGCGATATATTTCCCTGCAAATTCGCCAGCATAAGTACTGGTAATACTAGTTGTAGTTGCCATTTTTTATTTTTTATTTAAGGTTTGCGATTTTTTCAAATACTCTATCTCGAGTGCTTATAGCTCTTTTTTGGCTAAATAACACTTGAGGTTTTTTTGTTTCTGTTTCAGGATTGTGCTTCAATGGAGCAACAGCAGGAGCAGATAGTTCTTCTTTTAATTGTGCTTCTTCTTTTGCTTGTTCTTCAGCCATTTCCTTTTTTTCTTTAATCATAGCTGCTATTTCTTCAACCATTGAACGAATCTCAGCTAATTCTTCTTTTGTAGCATATTCAACAGCAGCTTCTACTTCTTCTTCAACTTCTGCTTCTTTGATTTCTGCTATCATTCCTTCCTCTGATACTACTAGGATTTTACCATCTTCCATTTGGTACTCTCCTACTGGTACGGGTACACGCTCATCTTCTGTAACGATGAACACTTCATTTCCTGATTCAAAAGCCTCAGCTTCTAAAACTGTTCCGTTTTCTAGGCTCATTTGAGCTAATTTAGTTTCTTCAGTTGCTTCAGCACTAGCTTCTACTTGTTCAGTAGTAACTTCTTGCTCTTTAACTTCCTCAGAAAGCTCAATGCCTAGAAGGTTTTTAATTTCCTTTAGCATTTCTGTTGGATTTTTCATATTTATATAACGATTATTGATTTGTATTTTGCATTTTCGCTACTAGAACATAGCATATATCTTTTTGATATTAGATGAATATGAGGCTAATTCTTTTTGAATAGACTTTACACTATTAATCTTATTTTGCACTATAGTTGGAATATCTATTCCTAATTCTTTAAAAGAGGACTCTAGTTTTGCTGCTGTTTTTAAAGCATTGCTTGCGTCTGCTTCTGCTTTTTTAAAACGAACCTCAGCTTTTCTTGCAGCATCAATTAAATCTAATCCTGCTTTTTCTTGAACATCTAGCAGTTGCTCAAATTGATTGGTAAAATCATCTACCAAAGCAAGCTCTATCTTCTCTTGTTTTAGCTCAGCCTTAAATAGCTTCTCTGCAATTTCTTTTTTAATCATTTCTTAAATTTTAATTGTTACCATATATTTTTCCTATGCCTTGAGCCCATAAAGAGCCATCACAACATTTCTTAGAATAGGTGTTTGAGTCCTTACAAAGGCAACCTCTACTACTTCCTTTTGGAGATGTTCTACTAGGTGTTTTGTGTTCTTTACGCATAATTCTGTGTTTTTTGTATAAAGTATTCTATATCCCAAATAGTCGATGTACCTCCGTGAGAATTAATACCAACTGATGCGCCATTATCCAAGAAGTTTTGGTCTATATAATAATGGAATACATTATGGAAAAACTGTGGTGTTGAATTTCCCTTTATATATGCTAAAGCAATTTCAAGGTTTTGTATATTCCCACCACCATTCTCAATAGTTAAATCTAAATGCGTTTGATTAGCGTTTGGCGATTGCGCTCTAAATTGCACAGTAAGTATATAAACATCATTAAGGTTGTCGCCTTTTATTTTTTGATTTGCATCATTCTCATAATAGTCAACAAAAGAATCGCTTGTTATTACATTGCCTTTATTATTTGGCAATATAGTTAAAGTGTCAGCAGCTAAAGAAAATGGACTTGCCTCTGTATACTCTGTGTCCATATATCTACCCCATCCTAATCCACTATAAGCACCACCTTGAGGATAAATCTTTCTCCATTCTCCATTCCAAACAGTATAGACCCCTGTTGAGGTAGTAACATAAGCTCCCTCCTCTATCTGATACTGGTTTCTTATCTCATCAGTATCTACATCTGCTTGTACCTTGTATGAAGTGTTTTTTATCATCTACCTTGCCCTCTGTATTTTTTCTTATAGTTCTTTGAAGATTTTAAGCTGCTCATCTTAGTTTTAGAATGAACACTAGGTCTGCTAACCTTTGGCTTTTTTCTATAGTTTGATATTTGAATCTTAGCCATTAGCTTGCTGTGTTTTTAAAAAGGAAGTTCATTTAAGAAATTAAAATCTAATTTTTTAATTTCATTTTTTAAAATTTCTATTTTTCTTAAATCTATGTCCTTATTTTCTATTCCTAAATCTTTCATTTTTGCGATTGTTGTTTTTGCATCTGATTCAGTTTTATTTAATTCCTTAGTTAATTCAGATAGTTTTTTCTTGATTTGAGGTATTATATTTTTATAAGGTTTTATTAATTTATCCTTTTTTGCTTGCAAACTAATTATTTCACTACTTAACTCAGCTACATCATAATATGTTTTCTTAAAGGATTCATATAATCTTCCCTCTCCTTTAATTTCTGTTTCTAATTGATTTAAACTTTTTATAACTTCATTGATAGTAGCCAACTCCACTTTCTCAAGTTTCTCCTCTGATAGCTTTGTAAAGATTTTTTGTAGTTCTGGTTTCATCGTAAATTATTTAATCTTTTAGTAAATCTGTGAGTTTATTAATAATATCTTGTGCTTCTAATTCTTCTTTGCTCATTCCTACAGCATCTTGAGGTCTTTCCATTTTATCAGCAAAATATCCCTCAATAGAAAAGCCTTTTACCTTTCCTGTTTTAACATAGTTTTCCCAAACATCATCATTGTTTACCTTTACAGCACCCATCCAAGTTCCAATAGGCACTTCCATACCATATTTTCTGCTCTTATCGTGTACCTCATCTTCTACTATCCAAGATTCTACTAAGCTAAGTCCTGATAGTTCGTATTGGTGTTCTAATGTTGAGTTGTTTTGATTGCCCTTCATTAAATACATTTGAGAGGCTTTTAAGACAGTATCTTTTGAAAAGTATATATAGTACTCATCTTCTCCTGAACGTCTGTATATGGGCTTGTTAGGCACTAATAACGCACCCATAAGGATACGCTTTTCTTTATTTACCTCTGCTAGTTTTATTTCTTCTGCTTTTAAAGCAACAAAATCCTCTTCTATAGCTGGGTTTTCTACAACAGAGATAGCTTCGATTCCTGCTGCTTCTTGTTCTTCGTCTAAGATTAGTTCTACTATTCTCATAATTATATAACGTTTATCTTAAATTAATTTGCATTTTAAATACTAGCACCCTCTACTATGTTTCTTTCTAGCCCTTGTGCTGTTGTAACATCGTTGCTTACTACATAGGCTCTTTGTGGTTTAGCTTGTTGCCCTGCTATGGCATCTGCTAACTGATTTGTACCCCCTACACCTACTACATTAAAGTCAGGTGCTTGTGCTTCAACTGTTGGAGGAGTAATACTAGCACCGCCTCCTGAATAAGATGCATAAGAAGGAGCTGCTGGGTCATCTGTTTGTGTGATTGCTCTTACATTCGCTAATCCTGAAGCTATTATACTAGCTGCGCCTATAGCACCAAATATGCCTCCTTGCGCTAAGGCTTTGGATGCTCCAGCGTATGTATCTCTAATTGCATTTGCTATTGCTATTCCCTTAGCAAACTTAGAGTTTTCTCCCACTAGAGCTACTGCACCTGCTACTCCTTGTTGTATTGCTTCATTTTTAGCCTCTTGAGTCCACTCAAATACCTCTGCTTCTTCTACAGCATCTTCTTTAGTCATATCACTAAGCTCTCTTTGTAAAGACATTCTATTCATTAGTTGCTCAGAGCGAAAGCCTTCTATTTGAGCTTCTATTGCTGCTTGTTCATTTAATGCTTCTTGATATTCTATTTGAGCATCTATATTCTCTTGATTCTTAGATAGTTCTAATTCTGCTGCTTTGATTCTAGCTTGTGCATTTTCAAGCATCTTTTTTTCTTGCTCATCTAGCACCCTGCCTAATTTTTCATTAGCTTCTATTCTTTCTTGTATAGTATTAGCTTCATCGTCTCTTACTTGTCTTAGTTTCTCAGCTTGTCTATCGTATTTCTCAATCAATCCTTGATTTATTACTTCATTTAGCCTAGCTTGTTTGTTTAACTCGACCATAGAAGCAGCAGTATCAATAGTGCTTTTAACGTATTCTTTTATTCCTTGCACAGCACCTTTAACAGATTCTTTTATTTTTTCATAACCGCCATCTTCTCCTGTAACTACATCAAATAATTCCTTAGAAGCATCTTTAGCTGTTTGAAAAGCTCCAGCAAAATCTCCTGCAAAAAACTTAACCGCTGCACTACCAAACATTCCTAAAGCCTCTAATCCTTGTTTTAATCTAGCTACAATGCCATCATATATAGCAGAACTAAAATCTTTTATAGATTGTATAGGGTCATCAAATATTGCTTTAAAATAGCCACTAACTGCTCCAATGTTTCTTTGTAAGAAATTAAAGAAATCATTAAAGGTTAAGCTAAGAACCTCAAAAGTAGTATTAAAAAAGTCTGCTACTTTTTGGTTTTGATTAAACACCTCTGTAAGTTTAGCAAATGCTGCAATAGCCAATCCAATACCTGCTGCTTTAATAGCATTGCCAATGCCTTTAATTCCTTTGGCTGCTGAACTTGAGGATTTCTCAATATTCTTAATGCTTTTAGAAGTAGCATTGTTTTGGTCTTGTACTTGCTTTTCTAGCTTAGTATATTCTTTTTGAAATTCATCTAAATTCTTAGTGGCTTCTTTGTAATCTAGCTTTAATTTAGTTACATATTCTGCTGAGTAGGTTCTTGCCATTTCATTTCTTTTTTAATTGTTTTAAATGCCTCCTTAAATGTGTCAGGCAAATGATATTTACCTTGAGCTATTCTAATATTCTCTGTTTCTCCTTTTGCTAGGCTAAGTGTTTGTAATATATTTTCTAACATTTTGTAGCTATATGATATTTAAAATATTCTTCTCCTAGATTTACAAATAACTCTTTATCTCCATCAAACAGTCTATAACTGTTATGCAAAGTGTATTCATCTATTTTATCTCCATTTATATATATAACGCTATTTTCTTTTGTTTTATAAAACTTATTATTTGTTTTTATATTTGAAACCCTATAATTCAAGTCGTGATTAAACTTTTCTAAAGGAGGCTTGTCTAATACTGTTATGTTCTTATCTTGATACAAGTCATAAAAAAACCATTCTAAGTACTTTAAATTCTTCGCATAGTCATCAATGCTATTTATTTCATTTAAGTTGCTTAGAAGCCTTTTATTGGCTAAAAAAATAGATGTGTAATAAGACTTGTCATCTGCATATTTAAAAAATACTCCATCTGTATCATATTCAAATAGATTATCTATGCTTCCTTTAATATGCCAATCATAGTTTAATACTAAGCACTTACTAGACTTTACTGCTTCTAATCCTTTTTTAATTAGTTCTATAATAGCATACGCTGCAAAGGTTGTAACAGGATTCCAAACTTTATAGCCATTTACTATTTTTTCTGTTATGTGGTTTAGATTGTACTGGCTGTATTGCTCGGGTCTTAGAATAGGATTCTCGTAATTGTAAACATAAGCATCAGCAAGCTCATAGGCTTCTTTATTTATGAAGTGGTCTGTTACTATAACTCTAAAACCTTGCTTCTTTAAAGCTGCTATGCAGTCAACAAGCATTTTGCTAGTCTTTTCATCTTCACTATGAGCTAATACTATACACTCTTTAACCATTTCTTAGCTTGATTGTAAAATTTGTTGTTAGGGAACTTTTCAGGCTCTAAGCCATTCATATTTCTTTTATCCATATAGCTATCACAACAGTAGTGTGCTATGTGATGCTCATCTCTTAGTTTGTTTATATTAGGATAGTAGCAGTTTTTGCCATCAATCATTTTTATCTTATTATTATGACAAGCTACATTAAGTCCATACATTGCTTGCCACCAGCTATGATTGTTGCCTTTTTGTTCAAAACATATTCTAATACTTATTTCTATGATTTCATCTATTATAGCTTTCATTGTATCTACTCTTGCTATAACATTAAAGCCTCCATTCATATATTTAAAGTCGTTATGCTTCAAATACTTTCTTATAACATAAAAATTCTCGCTATTTCTAGTAGAGGTTTTTAAATGCCAGTCCTCATAAAAAGCATCTGCTATAACTTCATTATAACTTGGCTCTACCCCATCATATTTTTTTAAGTGTACTAAATCTGAATCTATTATTTCTACAATCTCATTATCAGGTAAGTCCTCTATGATTTGCTTTGCTGCTGTAAAAACATTCGTGGGAATTAGCCAATCCTTATCTAAACTATATAAATCCAAAATAGAGTCTACCATCTTGTAAGGCAGCTTTAGATTCCAATCTACATCTTCTTTTATTGATTCATTTATATAGTTCCTTTTGACTATAGGAATAATAGCTTTTTGCGTAGCCTCTTTGCCATAGACTTCAAAGTGTTGGTACTGAAAAAAATCTATTTGCTTTTTAAACCAGTCGTTTGCTACAGCAACAGGAATAGTAATCATTCTTTAAATTTATAATGCACAAAGAAGTTGTTGAAATAAGTTCCTTCAAATGGTTCTGTCCTTCCGTGTTCACATATAGCAGATTCATACATAATCATATCCCTAAC